GGCTTGGTTCATGCACTTGTCTTCGACGACTGTACGGATTTGGCGTCCAAAGTCTGTGGCAAGCTGGGAGTTGTATGAGCATGACATGGTGTAGCGATTTGAATTGCGGGCCATGTAATAGCTGGGGAACAAGACTGTGCCAAATGTGGATTTGGCGTGACGTGGCGGCATTGTAATGAGGACGTTGTCTGTGCCAAGCGTGTTTTTCTCTAGCTTGTCGAGCGTGTCTATGAGTTCGAGCTGGAAGTCAGCGAGCTTCCAGTCGGGATAGTGGAGCTTAACGAAACCAAGGAAGGAGTCTTGGGCATCGCGCAGCTTGAGGACGTACTTGGCGACCTCAGACTGGGACATTACCCCCATAGCTGCTGACGGAGCTTTCTGCTGGCTTTGACTTCGTGAGCTTTGTTCTTATCGACGATTGTGTCACCCATGATGCGGGTGAAATGATCGAATACAGCTCGCTCACGCTGGTGAGGAGACACTGTTGATAGGTCGATCTCTGACATTGCCTTGCCTAGCTCGTTGAGAGTCAGCTCTGCGGGCAGAGCGTCCTTCTGTTTATTGGTTACTGTCATGTTTTGGTTCCTCCTCGATGATGATGTTGCCGTAAGCCATCTTGCCAGCCTGCTCTGCTTCGTCTTCATGGGACTCTACAGTTATTGACTCCACGCCTTGGGCGATTGCCTCTAGCTCTGACCTAGATAAGTCGGTGAGTTGTTTGACGTCATGCTCGTGTTGATGGAAGCTGGCGTTTAGATCAGGGACTACCTTGTTAAGGAGCATCCCGAAGACGCGAGCTTGGGTTGGGTTCCAATCTGCTGCGCCAGTTACTACGGCATGAGCCAAATTGATTTGGTCTGTGACGTAATTGGCAATTTGTCCTCGTATTTGTGAGGATTGTTGTGGCGTTAATCTGGTTTCTTCTGCCTTTTTGGCTATAGCTGTCATTTCTCTTACCTGTTTGTCTGCTTTTCTACATGACATGGAGCAAAACCTGCGCCTGTCCTCGTGAAATTTCTTAGTCTCAAATGTTTTTCCACAGACTTTGCATATTATTTCCACTCTTCCCTTAGACGTTTCCAAAATTTGCTCCGATTACTCGTGAGGGTGGGGAGGTGACTCACCCGACGCGCGACCCTCCGGCGGCATGACCCCCGCCCCCCGTGTGTAATGTGCTACGTCTGTGACACGCTGGTGTCATGCGAGGCTCTAACCCCCTGTTTTTGTTGGATTTTGACACCCTCAAGAAGGGTATTTTGCCTCGTGTGTAGCGCATTATGCCTTGCACGTTTGCGTGTGACACCTCGCATCCGGCCACACAATACCTTTCCAGCCCTCAAACTAATCATTTCAAAACCTTATCCGAAAACCAATTTGGCGGTCGTCCTCGCGTATGCGCCACAGGTACGCACTCCGAAGGAACTTTATGGGTGGAAGCTGATTTCGGTTTTCCCCCTGTCTCGCTGTGGGTGCGAGCGCAGGGTTTCACTACCCACGTTGGAGACCAAACCATGACAAACCTCACATGCGCCCAAGCGGCACAAAGCTACCTCGATGCCACTACCGCACCTGCGAAAGCGAAGCTGGCCAAGTACATCGCCGACAAAGCCGCCTCGTCCAAGCGTGTGCGCTGGGAGCGGCTCTTAGCCGCTGTCCAAGCTGGTGACGTGGCGCGGATACAGTACCGCGCAGCCCCAGACGCAGCAGGCCGCAAAGCGGCACTCGCCAACTTCTCCGCCATTGCACCTGCCAAGGCGAAGCAGCCGAAGGCTGCCAAGGCCAAAGCGGTTGCCAAGCCGAAGGCTGACACACCTGCCGATCCAATGGCCGCGCTCGTGTCAGGCTTGGACGCGATGAACCCTGACCAGCTTGCCGCGTTCCTGACCGCATACGTCACCAAGCGCAAATAGTCCCGAAGGGACGACCAACTACCCTCACAGGCATGAGCCTGTGGGGGTTTTTTTATGTCTGCAAACAGGAGATTTGACATGAGACGCACACGATACCGCTACAACGCGCCAGTTTACACGACGCCGTGGCCTCGCACGATGGCGAAGGTCTTTGCTATCTGCGTGGGAGCGATCAGCTTCTACGTCCTGATGATGTTCATGGCTGTGAACTGGTTGAGCCAATGCGGCTCGCGCATCTACTCAGACGCTCAGACATGGCAGATGGGTGAGTGTTTCAGCATGGCCACAATCATCACCGAGTGGCTGTGGTAATGGCTAGTAATCTCGTCCCATTCGAGGACTACGAGCTTCACGAAGATCACGTCTGGGTGAAGGTCAACAACGTGTCTGTGAAGATTGCTTACACAGACGAGGGCGTTGCCGTCGACTTCTACAAGGACGGCAACGAGTACCAAGACTCGCGAGGCGGAACATTGTTTTTGTTCGCCGAAGCCGAGGATGACGAATGATGGGCAACAACTACCACGTCATCAACCTCACACGCGGATATGGGGTCAGGCACGTCGTGTCTGGCTACATCGCCGAGCGTTGTCGTTCACTCGCAGAAGCCGAGCGCATCTGCAAACTTCTCAACCACAAATAGGAGACTACGCCAATGTACTACGTTCAACACTACACCGATGGCAGATGGCAGTCGTTCGGCATTACAGGCCAGACGTGGCAATTCCTCACGTTCGAGGACGCCAAGGCCGAGCTGTTCGAGGCCAAGAATGACGACCACAGCCTCAAGCTACGCATCCTCGAAGTCAACGCGGCTGGATGGGGATGGTCGACAAAGTTTGTTCCGCCGTCTCGCACGAAGGGGGTTCAGGCTCATGGCTAGATCACACGAAGAATTGATTGCTTGGAAGAACGATGGCTACGCGCCAGTCGAAGGCTGTGAAGAGTGTGAGTTTGCCGAAACAGCCTGCTACGAGTGCTTCCTGTACGGCGAAGCCAAACCAATAACCTCAACCGCCTCGTGCGAAGAGAACTGATCCCCTACACACGGCCACGGTTTAAGGAACTTTAATAGTGAGACAAGTTGTTCGGCAAATTGCTGAACGACCTGTCTCGCTTTGTATCACATCAACAGGAGGCTAATGACAAAACAATGACCTACATCACAGACGTCCGAAGACGCCGCAGACAAATACGTCAGCGGCGTTTTTCTTTTCCTAATCTTCGCATACCAAGACACCTTACACACCAAAGGGTGTTGACTATGCGTTGTCTAAGAGGTTATACACACCATAGGGTGTCTAATCTCATCAACCTCACGCTGGACAAGGAGATTGCCAGACATGACTAAACCAACCACAAAAGCGATGCAAGATGCTTACGCATTGGGAAGTTTCTCTGCACAACGTACCGAGCTACGCAAGCTCGTCTCGCCGATCATTATGACGGAGACATCCGCACAGGATTTGGGCGACTTGATTTCCAAGTCACACATCTGCGGTGAAGAAGCCAACCAGATGAAACTCAGACCAGTCTGGTCTGCTTTTCGTGATGCTCTTGACCTCGACACACTTGCGGCTCTTTGCATGGGTTCAATCGAATGGACTGATGTGAGCGCGGCAATTGTCGACCCAAGCCTCAACGGCGTAGAAAAGTCAGGCAGTAAAACTGGCTATGCGTTTGGTCGTCCATACATGCTGGACAAGACAATGGTGGACGCCAACAACGCCATCCTCATGGGTCACGCGACACCAGACAAGCCTATCTTTCTCGAAGGCCAGTTTGGTTTACAGGACATGGTCGACATGCACGATCACTGCGTCGGCTCATTCAACGACGACAGTGACGACTTGTTCGAGGTCATGGGAAAGCTGTTCGGCTCTACGTTCGACACCAAGATCAAGGCGACAAGAGACCTGCTTAACATCCGTACAGAAGTGCCAAAACTAGGTAGATTTTGCGACCTAGCCTCTCATGTCCATGAGGCTGCGATGTACCTGACAAAGCACAAGAACGACGACACAGACGTGCCAGAAGCAGTTGCATCTACCGCATACGCGATGCCGACAGACTCGCAGAAGGGTCTGATTGACCTTGCGTTGGGTAGTGCTGGCTTGCCAGACATCACGTCCCTGATTACGGAACTGAACGATGCGTCTGACAAGATCGCCAAGGCAGTTGCTACAGCCGAGGCCAACAGTGCGATGGTGTTGTCATCAGCGGCTCCTGTAGTGGCGGATGGCAAGTATCCATCAGGCAAGATTGTCTTGAAGGTTGCGGCTGACGTCTTCGGCATTACAGGCAGGGAACGCAAGAACTTCGGGTTCAAGATACCGACGTGGGACTGGGACGCACCGCATCCTCTCGTGCCAGCAGTCGATGCCAACTACATCTTTCGGCCAAAGATACTGATGCGAGCATTATATGCAATCATCAGCAATCAGCCAGCGTGGTTGCATGGTCACACAGGCACAGGCAAGACGACCTTGCTTGAGCAGATTGCGGCTCGCACGTTCTATCCGTTCATGCGTATCAACTTCGACAGCGAGGTCAGCCGTTCAGACCTGCTTGGTCGTGACGTGCTGGTCAACGAGGGTGGCACGACTACATCCAAGTTTGTCGAGGGCGTGTTGCCTCAGATGCTCAAGACACCCTGCATTGCTTGCTATGACGAGGCTGACTTCATGCGGCCAGACATTGCGTATGTGATGCAGCGCAAGTTCGAGGGCGGTGGCCTTGTGCTTGCCGAGGATGGTGGCCGTTTGGTCATGCCTCACCCAGCTTATCGTGCCTTTGCCACAGGCAACACTGTTGGTCAGGGTGACGAGTTCGGCATGTATCAGGGTGCAAGAGTGCAGTCGATGGCGTTCCTCAACAGGTTCAAGGTGTGGATCGAGGTCGACTACATGAGCGAAAATCAACGTCGTGAACTCATCAAGTCCGAGCAGCCGAGCATCAAGCCAGACGTGCTTGACCAGATTTGCAAGTACATCACCGAGCATCTCGAAGCGTTCACGTCAAGCAAGGTACTGCAACCCATCTCACCACGGACATTCTTGGCGTTTGCCCAAGCGTTCGTGGCGTTCCAGTCATTCATGGATGACGACAAGAAGGCCATGAAAGACGCACTCGAAATGACAATCCTTGGTTCGGCTTCGATGCAAGACAAAGCCGTACTCAAGGGTATCTCAAACCGCACATTCAAATAGGAGGCAAGCATGAAAGGTAAATTGTTCAGCCACGAGATTGGCAAGACCTCAACTGTCTTCGGACGCAAGCACGACGTTCGCGTCGTGTTCCAAGGTGATGGTGCGGCAACTGATGGGGGAACCATCATCTTGCCATCGCTGGATCACAACTCAGACGTGAATGAGGCCGAGGCAGACATCATGCGTGGCTACGTTGACCACGAGGCTGGTCATGTCAGGCACACAGACTTCAATGCTTTGGGAGAGTTTGTCAAAGCGAGCGATGGCAACCAGCTAGTGCGTTCAGTTCACAACGCACTGGAAGACATCTGGTTGGAGCGTCGTGTCATGGACGAGTACCCAGGCGCAGCCGAAAACCTCAAGGCTGTGTCAACTGCGGTCAACTCGGAGTTCCTGAATGAGATCACGGCTGATGACCCACGTCTGCAAGACGATGTGTTCATCACCGCAGTTGCACTGACATGGGAAGGCCGCAAGGACTACGGCGGCGACAGCAATCAGCAGTGCATTGACCTGCTACCCGATGACATACAGCGGCAGTTGCCGTTGTGGGTTGCCGCACTCGACGGATGCAAGGACACCGCAGACGTCATCACATTAGCCAAGATCGTGGAGAAGGAGATCAGAGATGGAGATTATAAGGACGAGCGAAAAGAAGGTGACAAGCCAGAGTCGGGCAAAGGTTCTGGAGGGGACGGTGACGGCGATGGAGACGGAGCTGGTGATAACCCTGACAACGAGCGCGGAGGGGACGAAACGCAACCTGTATCGGGCGATGATGGAAGCGGCGAAGATACTGGGGGTCAACCCGCAGGGTCTGAAGGTGAAGATCAGCCCGAAGAAGGTGGCACAGTAGGCTCTGGTAGCGATGATGTTGCCCCTGACAGCGGCACTACTAGCGACGATGTCTACACTAACTTTGACGTTGGTGAGATCGTGCGTGGCAAGATAGCCAGTAACGACAAGATAGCTGGCAACACGCATGGTAGTTACACGCCACTGAGTACAGCGCATGACGAATGGCACACTCGCAAGGGCAAGACACGCCTGTCTCGTCATCTCAGAAACCAAAGCGCAAGGGATTATGACAAAGCCTTGAGCGTGATGAATGGTCAGGTCAACGTCATGCGTCGCAAGCTGGAACGTGCCTTGTCTGCCAAGATGGCACGAGACTGGGACTACGGCAAAGAGGATGGTCGGCTGGACAACAAGCGTCTGGTCGGTGCGTTCAATGGCAGTCGAAATGTGTTCAAGGAGCGAGAAGACAGACGCGAGATCGACACTGCGTTCACTGTGCTGATTGACCTGTCTGGCAGTATGCGAAACTCAAAAGCCAAGGTTGCACAGCAGTGTGCAATGGCACTGGCAGAAGCGGTTGACAAGACTGGCGTTGCATACGAGGTGCTGGGCTTCAACAACGTGCGGCCAATGCCTCGCGAAGCGCGGCTGTATACGAAAGATGAACACCTATACGCTCGCCAAGACGTGATTGACATGTGGGTGTTCAAGGCATTTCACGAGCGTTTGTTCGAGGCCAAGGGTGCAATGGCATCAATCGCTGGTTGTGCGATGGGCTGTAACTCTGATGGCGAGTGTGTCGAGCAGGCATACGAGCGTCTGATTGCACGTCCTGAGAAGCGCAAGGTGATGATGGTTCTGAGCGATGGGCAACCAGCCTGTAATGGTCACAGCCAAGAAAGGTATCTGCGTCAGGTGATTGAGAAGATTAGCAAGGACGGCACAGACCTTGTTGGCATCGGCATCCTTACAGACGCAGTGGAACAGTTCTACCCCAAGTACACAGTGGTCGAAAGCGTGGAAGACTTGGCTGGTTCAGCGATGGATCAGTTGAGCCGCATCCTTCTGGGTGAGCGGTTCCAGATTGATAACTCAAAATTGATGGCGGTTTCGTGAGTGAGGCGGCCAACCAGACCCAGCACGGTCATGGTTCATACGCATTGGCGTGTGCTGTGGCCAAGAAGGGGGTGGCACTACAGCTTTTGGTTAGCTGTGGGTCGCCGTGTGAAGGAACGAGGTGTTCGTTCCACCAACCGCGACGATGTTCGTCGCATATGTATGGAGATTGAAAATGAGTTCAGTAGCAAAGAAGCCAAGCCTATCCAAGAATGGCAAGCGTTTGGGTCGTCCACCAAAGACAAAGCTGACAGTGGTCAAAGAGCCAACGCTGACAGCCAACGGTAAGCGTCGTGGCCGTCCGCCCAAGGTAGATGTGCCAGTGGTGGTGGAGACACCGTCATTGTGGAAGCGTCTGTTCGGGTGGCTTGCATGAGTGACGGACTGAAGCGTAGGTGGTGGGAGTTTCACAATGATAACCCCCACGTTTACGAGTTGTTCGAGGAGTTCACGTTCGATGTTATCGGACGTGGATACTCCAATTACTCGGCCAATGCAGTCTTCGAGCGCATCAGATGGCACACGGAGATTGAGACTGGTGGTGAGTTCAAGTTGTCGAACAATCACAGGGCTTATTACGCCCGATACTTTCACTACAAGAACCCCGAACACGAGGGGTTCTTTCGTACCAAACAAACCCATGCGGCATAGGAGATAGAGATATGTCAGACGCAAAGAAGATCGTGGACTCGATCACAAACAAGTCCTTGGAAGCATATGGTGTAAAGACTAAGCCAGATG